GCATCGGCAGCCACTAGAACATAAGAGGCAACCTTTGCACTTGCATCGCCACCAAGCATTGCAGTCTGTTGCAATGATGTCATTTGCGCTGCCGTCAAGACCTGACCGGTCGTGAAGGTTTGTTTAGCCATTTCTTCTCCTTAGTATGAAAGAACTCCCACAGTTCCATCAAGCAGACCTTGGATTGTGGAATCCAAGATGAATGCCTGAATTATAGGCTCTGCGGTGAGGAAGCGTGTTGTCCAAGTGTTCGGCGTGATGTCGTGCTGAATACCTTGAACGAATAACTCAAGGGTAAAGGTTGAGGATGCCTGACCTGTCTTGGTGACATTTATCAGGGTGAACAAATCTGATTCAAGGCCTGCCACAATGCGATTTGAGGCAGTCGAATCCATAAGATTTAAGCCAATGGAATCAATGCGAAGCAGGGCATTTTCGCGGGCATTTAGAAGCATTGAAGCCTGGTCTAAGGCCTCGGCATCGGTCTGCATTAGAAGGTCAGAGCGCGATCCTGAGTGAATGAAGAATGTTTCTATCGAGCTAGTTGATTGAACATTTTGGGCAACTCCGCCAAGGCGGGTGACAGTTATATCGTTGAAAATCTGTGTGTCATCGTAGGCAAAGTCAATAGTTTGATAGGAGATATTTGTGCCATCATCATTGAACAATAAAGGCGTTTCGTCAGCCTTTTGTGAAACTGTGGTTCTTGATAGAAATACTGCGTTGCCTTCGTCATCAATAAAGAAGCCACCAAGTTCGCTCTGCTCTATCGTCTGACAGGCTCCAAGCAAGGTGCGATTTGTGCCAGGGTCAGCTTGCACTAGGGTATCGCCTACATCAATCAGTCTTTGACTTACAGGGAAACTTGCCAAATCTAGCAAGTTCTCAATGCGCGCCCCCGTGGTTTGACCGGCGGATGAACCCGCAACAGTCGTGATGTTGACATTTTGTAAAAGACGAAAGGCATCGACACATTGGAAAGTCACAGTTGAAACTTCATCATTGCCAAGCCTGAATGTATTATCAAAACTTGTGATGTAGCCTGAATAGAGATAGTAGCGGTCAACACCTGAGCCATCATCATAATCTGCCCAAATGCGAATCTTGCGAAGAGGCAAGAGTTTGCCATAGTAAGGCCCCGAAACATTCTGAGGGTTATAGTCACCATTCTCGTCTTCTAACACGACACTGGCGGTGCCTGCTTCAAAGCTATTAAGAACTCGATTTCGGCCTCGGCGGATGGAAACGCGAAGGGCGATGTCACTTACATCAACGACATCTGCCGGTGCATCTGCCAAGATGCCCACGCCAAGGGGCGTTGAAGGATCATCTAAAATTAAAGGGTTTCCAAAGGCAGGGCCATTTGCGAAGTCAATGCTGACTCCAAGAACGGGTGTGCCTGGCATTACAGACCGCCAACAAAGAGAATTGGATTACCGCTTTGTTGTTCTAACAAGATTCGCTGACGGATGGCATTAGCCAAATCTGCCTCTGTTTGAACATTGCCTTCAACAGTGACATTGACAGTCATTCCTGCATTTTCTGCCATACGGAAAGAGCCAGGGTCAAAGGTCGAACCTGCGCTGATGCCAGGGCCATCAAACATTCCCATTGCTCTTAATCTTGCCTGCTCATCACCAACGGCGCTAAGAACAGGAGTGCTAAGAGAGTCTGTCAAGGTATCAATGTGTTCTTTAAGTAGAAAACTTATTGCAGTGCCTTTTTCAGTGCTTTCGCGCAGAGTTTTAAGAGTATCAATGTTTTCTTGAATTTTATCTTTGGTTATTGGATCAGATGCAGGATTGAATGGATTTTGAACGCTACCTTTTGGAATAACACGAGTGCCTCCCCCACCGCCGCCTCCGCCTCCGCCTCCGCCTCCACCAACCCCTTTAAGGGCTGATAGATAGGCATTGAGAGCTGCAAGAGCGCGCTTCCAAGCTTCGGCTGCTTCATCTCCTGGCAAAGACCAATTCTTAGAAAGAGCTGCTTGTAGCGCAGTTCCATCTTGAACTGTTTTGCCATAAGCAAGAACTTCAGCTCGGGTCATTCCCCATTTGCCCATCAACTTCTCAATTTCTGAGTCGTCAATCTTTTCATCTTTGAGGGCGCGGGTGAAATCTACATACTTCTCGGCTTCTTCTTTTGTCAGACCCCACTTCATTAGCAGGTTGACAATTGGGCCGTCATTTAAGTCTGTTGAGTTGGCAGCATAGATTCGGGCGATGTATTCAAGAACTTCGCCCTTTGTAATGTTCCACTTTTGAGCAAGAACAGAAACTTCTTCATCACTGATTACTGCATCAGAGAGAACTTGCAAGAGATCGGTGTAGCGTTGAGCAGCCTCATTGAGTTTCATCTGCGCTTCCATATTGGCAATCAGCGCATTGACTCTTGCTGCTTCTTCTAAGTTGGCTTGCTTTAGAAGGTTGAGTCGAGCCGCTTCAAGTTGAATTGGGTCTTTCTCGGCGGTTGGCTTCACACCCAACTTACGAAGAGCTGCGAGCGCTCTTTCAGTTGCAAGTTGCTCTTTTGTCTTTTTATTCAAACCAGCAGTTGTGACAGTCAAAGCCTTGTTTTTGATATTAGCGGTGGCAGTTGCTTGAGATAATCTGTTCAAATCTGCTAGATGACCTGTCACAACTTGCGAGTTCTTTTGAATTGCCTCGGTGTTATCGTCAAGGCTATTGGTCATCTTGTTGAGAACAAGGAGAGTTCCGCCAACTGCTGCGGTAAAAGCAGTTATGCCTGCGGCTGCTGCAAAGGCCGAAGTTCCACCTGTCGCAAAGGCTGTTGCTGTGCCTGCGGCGGTGCCTGCGACTGCCTGCTTCTTAAATACGCCTGTCAAAAGTTTCAAGGCTGCAATAATTGCGCCGATACCCGCAGCGACTTTAGTGCCAACAAAGGTGCCAACGATAAGAGCTGTGAAAATCTTGAATGTTGTTAGGTTGTCAGAGATGGTCTTGAACATTGAGCCAAGACCCTTAGTCGCTTTGATTAGAAATTCTATGATGTCGCCAAGTGCGCCTGCGAGTTCATCTTTGTTTTGTGCAATGAATTTCTCAAAAGCAGGGATGACTTGTGTTTGAAATACGACTACCAAATCCTCTAAGACAGGAAGAAAGGCGAAGCCTAAAGTTTCAAGTGCTTCGCTGAAGGCAATTTGAATGCCCTGCATCCGACCTTCAAAAGTTTGAGCGCGTGTTGATGCTGCTCCTGCAAAAGTCTTTCCTAATTCATCAAGGGCAGCATTTAGGTCTTTGCTCTTTTTGATGTCTTCCGATAATGGCACACCAAGTTTTGTGAGAGCGCCAATGTTTCCACCTATTGCTTTGGCTAACGCTAAGGAAACGCTCTGCAAATCCTTTTGAGCGCCTGCCGAAATATCAAGGGCAAGTGATTGGAGTGCTTGTGCCTCAGTGATGTCTTGAGTGGCATTAAGTAGGGTCGTTAGCGATGGGCGAAGTTCGTCATCGGTGACAGAAACAAGTCTTTGTTGCGTGGCTATGTAATCTTCGACCCCTGCAATAGCAGAATCGGTTGCGCCTGTGGTGTTGCGAAGGGCATTGGCGAGCAATGCCTGTGACTTCTGATCTGCGATAGCGGCTTCAACGCCGTCTTTGCCTAGCTTTACTGCCAGCGCCCCTGCCGCGAGGGCGGCAACGCCAAATGCCTTGGCAATCTTCTTGCCAGCATCTTTGAAATTTTGTTCAAGTTTGTTAAGGTCTTTTAGGGCCTGCTTTGAACCTTTGTCGTTATAGACAGTGACAATGCGTTCAATAATTGCCATTGCCTAACCTTCTCTCTGATTCAAATTTGCATCCATTCGTGCCTGCGCTTTGCTTTCAGCATCTTTAATTGCTTCAAAGATAGCACGCTGAGCATTCTTCTTGTTGTCATCAACTGCTCTGATAAGAGCGCGACCTTTATCTTGACCCAAGCCTTTAGATGTTGGCAAAACTCCATAATACTTTTCAACTGCTTGGATAAAGTCTTGAGAGGCACTTGGATTTGTGGATCGTGAAGCGCGGGTTCTTGCGCGACTTGCTCTGCTTCCGCGACCGGCAGTTTCAAAGATAGCACCTGCGGCATCGCGCTGAATAACGCCATACGAATTGCGAAAGCCTGTGGCACTGGATTTAGAACTTGGTGATGTTGATTTGATTCCTGCCTTGGCTTTAGCAGCATCAAAGCGCACAAAACTGCCACGGCCTTGTCCTTGTTGGAGTGGGCCAATTAGACCTGAGTTTTTATTCTCCCGCGCCCATCCTGAAGGATGAATGTCAAAAGGTATATGTTCGCGGGCTTGTGTGACAACCTTGCTCAAGACACCTTTGACTTCTTTATCTAATTGTTTCTTGAGGTCAGGCGCGAAACGCTCAATGGCTGAGATAGTAGAACTCAGACCTTGAATTGAGATTCGATAATTTGGTGAATCCATTATTTGTTTCGCGCCTTTGCTCGTTCTTTCACATAAACGAAAATTGCTTCCAACACTCCGTCAGGGGCATCAAGTAATGCCACCGGCGAAATTCCAGACTCCACAGAGAGAGCTGCTATTTGATAGGTCAGGCTATCTCTGTGGATTCGGAAGAAGGGTCTGTCACCAAGGTCACTTCTTCAAGAGTGTCTAAGAAGTCAGGGCCAAAAGGTTTAACAACGCGACCATTGTGCTTCATCGCTGACCAAGCCAGGAAGTAGATATGCTCTAGTTTCTGCTCTTCGGCAATAAGTTTTGCTAAGCCCTTTTGATACTTCTGCTCAAACTCCACAATCACTCTTGGTCGAAGCGAATAAGTCGCATCGGTTCCATCGGTAGTGCGAACACGGATTTTTAAGCCATCCATTTGTTTCCCCCTAATTGATTTAAGATGTTGATTTTGTGATTGCGCCCGAAATAGGCCAAGTCACACTCGCAGTTGCTAATTCTCCCACAGCACCATTAAGAGGTGTCCATTCAGAGATTAGAACTGAGAAGTTGTATTTTGGATTTGTTGCGCTAACTGTTGTGTTGACAGGTCTGACCTCACAAGCGACTGCGGTTCCAAGCAACGGATAAATCGTTGATTCAACCGAGCCTGAAGCGTAGTCCTGGTGGAACTCGAAACTTACAGAATTATCTGCAAGTCCGGCCACTCTCTTTTTTGCCGTGTCACCAAACGCCGTTGTTTCAACGATGTCAAAGGTGGTATTTAGTGAAACGCTCGCAATATGATCCGACAAGTCGGTGGATGCGAAAGTCACATAGGCATTAGTGAGAACAAGTCGTGCCATATTATGCGGTTGTCTTTACGATTGCGCCGCTAACTGGCCAAGTGACAGATGCAGTTGCAAGTTCTCCAACTGCTCCGTTAAGTGGTGTCCACTCTGAAACAAGGGTGCTGACTGTGTAAAGTGGGTTTGTTGCGCTTGTTGCGGCATTGACTGGCTTCACAGTAACAGTTGTCAATGTTCCGATTAGAGGGAAGATAGTTGCCTCAACTTCTCCTGAAGCATAGTCTTGGTGAAATTCAAGACTGATTGAATTGTCTGCAAGACCGCCGATGCGTGTGCGAGCTGCGGTGCTTGAAAATGCTGTTGTTTCAACTACATCGATGGATGAGTTAAGTGTCACTGATGCCACTAAATCAGACAAATCAATAGCGTTGACTGTGACTAGGGCATTGGTAAGAACGATTCTTGCCATTAGTTTTTGGCTCCTTCTTGTGCTGGTTTGATTACTGGTTGACTTGCTGAACTTGCTTGAATGTGGCCACTTGCAATTAGAACTTCAATGTTTGCGCCTGCATCTTCTAACTCTTTCAAGGTAAGAACCTCACCTTGTTTTTTCCCACAGACCTCGCGGCCTGAGATGACCTTGTAAGCCATTAGTTTCTCCTTATCCCCAAATCGTGAGTCTGTATCGGTAAGAGAGAAATGAAACTCCCTGTGAGTCATAAGTGCCTGCTTCGGCTCCTGTAACACGCAAGGTGTTCACTGCTCCTGACAAAGTGCGATCGATTTCAAGCGCCGTCTTGATAGAGCCGATGCCACTTCCTGCAAGGAAAGCATCCAACTTGTCTTGGCCTGAGCGTTCTGAAAAGCGTTGCACAATCACAAGAACATCGACTTGTGCCTGGTCTAAGCCACGGGCGTTGTCGATGTCGAATGTGAAATCTAATTGACCTACAACTGCGGCAGGCGGTGTCACTGTGTCAGGTATTAAGTCATAGACTCTGAGTCCTGAAATGGTTTGAAGATTAGTTTTAAGACCATCACGAACTTGGCTTGGATTCATACTGCCAAACCATTGTTTCTCTTCATAGGGCGAAGAAGCGCCTCAACATCAGGGTCAAGTCTTGATGAAAGTCTGACAGTGCCAAGTTCAGGAGTTCCTGCGATTCCAAATGGCGACTGCTTACGAATGAAAAGCCGAGAGCTTTGAATTAAACAAGCCTGATTAACTTCTGAAGGAACCGCAGACCAACCCCAAACGCCTGTTATCTTGCAGGCTTGAGGCAGATAATAAGGCCAAACATAACGACCTGTTGCTAAGATTCTTGTGTAAGGCCAACCGCGCCGAGGGTTATTGATAGGCTCAACCATAAAGTCAGAAGTTGCCCAAACAGTTGACCAAGTTTGATTAAAGTTGTCATCAGTTGCGATTGCGGATATTGACACGAAATCATCTACTGCAAGGCTCCAAGGATCAAGGGCTGTGTAATATCTAACAACAGGTGTTCCGACAGTTCCATTTGCATAGAAGAAGCGACCTGTAAAGTCATCAATCATTCTGCTTGTGGCAGTTATTGAAAGTTCAAGCAAAGCATCATCGCTTGTGTCAGTTATTGTCAGCGATGACTTTAGTTCCGCGAGAGTCGCGTAGCCGTTGGTGATTGCCACTAGATTTCCTCTTCTTTGGTGTTGTTTGAATTGCTCGTTCTAACTTAGGCAGAGCTAGTGCCGTTTCTTTGCGCTTTAATCTCGCCATAATTCGTGGTGTTCTTCCTTCAGCCAATAAGACTTGGAGTGTGGCAAAATCGCTCCGGTGTTCACATAGATTGGAAAACCTAGCGATTTGATTCGGCGGCAGAAAAGCAAGTCTTCGCCAATCCATTCGCCCTTAACAGGGCCATCCCAAAACCAACACCAATCCTTGCCTTGATTTGGGTCTGCTGCTTCGCGCATTGCTTCAAGAACGCTCCTGTGAACCATCAAGCAACCTGTGCCTGCGGCATCGATTTCAAAAACTGCGTTCTTGTCGTATTTGTAAAGCGGTAAAAATCCATCAGGTGAATCTTGAAAAATCGCTGGCACAGGTTTTGGATAAGGCTTACCTACCACGCCGAAGCCTGCGAAAACTAGACCTGCAACAACAGGTCGTTCTTTATCGTGTGCAGTTTCGCACAACTTGTCAAAAGTTAAGACATCAAGCTGCTCATCTGAGTCAATCATCAGAAGCCAATCTGAATCAGTTGAGTCTAAGAAATGCTTGACAACGCGATTTCTTTGTTTAGAAAGTAAGCCTGATCCTTTGATACGAACAAAGGGGCCAAGTTTGTTTGAGCGTGCTGATGCTAATTGAATGAGATGGAAGGCGAATCCGCCATTGACCATCCCTGGATCGCAAGACCCGATTGAAACTTTGTGACCTGTTTTCATTGATTCCCCCGAATCGTTTAGAAGTGTAAGAGTGTCCAAGTCGGGGGCCTTGAACACTCTTACACAATTTAGTTTTCTTCTAGTGACTAGAAGCTAGGTGCTGCCAAGCCTGTTCCCGAAATAATCGAGTTGGCTAGTGGATAGCGACCTGCGGTGAAGGCTGCGTAGCCATAAACCACTGTCTTGATTGTTAGGTTTCCTGCACCTGTCGCATCATAGCGAAGGGTGAATGGAGAACCTGATTGTTCCCACAGATGGCACTCAGGAGCAGTCACAACATAGATTTCATCTTGGTTTGTGGTTGTTCCATAAGTCGTTCCAATGCTGGCATCTGTGATGATAGGAAGACCCATCATTTGATAGCCGGAGTTGCCATAAACTGAAGCGCCTGCGCCTGAACCCATTGCATTTGTTGGGCCGCTTGCGGCAGGAACTACGAGTGGGCGATTTGAAGAATCAACAGAAGCTAACAAGAAAGCCAATCTTCTTGGATGAACCACGAAGTGAGTTGGATTTGTGAAAGCATTTGTCTGAATCTGCTGAATTGCATCAGCAAGTTTTGGATATAGAAGAGCAGCAGTTGGGGCAGTGGATGTGAATGTGACTGCGTTTCCGCCTGCGTTACGAAGTCCAACAATCGTTCCTGCTGTTCCTGCGCCATTCAGGATTTGATTGTCAAGTGTGGTGTGCCAAGAGCGAACTAGGTCTTGAGCAACGAATTGATCAATGCCTGTTCCTCTTTCGATTGCCTGTCGGGATAAATCAGATTGTCCAGCAATTGTGCGCACATTTATGGTGAGCAGTGTGTCATCTGGGTCTGTTTCGCTGACTGCATCATTCTGTGTTACCTGAACAGCAGTTGATGTTCCAGTGGTCATTCTTGAGATATTCAAGGTCATTCCGGCTGGTGGCAATGTGTGCTTTGCAGTTGCAAAGTCTGCGAACGGGCGACCTGCGCGAGCAAGTGGCGCTGCAAACTCTGTGAGATATTGAGGAATTACTAGACCCTCAAACTGAGCTGTTCCAACATCGCGGCGCTCAATTTCTTCTTCGCGCTGATGGCGAGCAAGTCTTTCCTGAGCTGCGTAGTCAGATTTGAATTGTGCGTTGTAAGCATCCTTGAAGAAAGAAGAATCTGACTCAGGTGCATAGGTGCGTGATTCTTTTGTTACTTTGTAACCGCCAACTTTCGGAGTTGCGATTTCTGCTACTGCTGAACGAGCTTCGGAAGCCTTTGCATCGGCTGTTGCTTGTGCAGTCAGTTTTTCAATTTTCTCATCGAGTGTGCGAGATTCAGCAACTAGAGCATCAACCTTAGCGGTTTCCTCTGTGGTCAGATCGGTGCGGTTCTCTGTGGCAACTGCCTCAAGAACTGCATCCATCTCTGCCTTGACTGCATCACGGCGCTCGACTACTTTGTCAAAATATGACATTGAGTTTTGCTCCTTATGATTAGGTTTTCGAGGTGGTGGCCAAGATGCTCGCGGCGCTTAACGGGGTGCGAGGTTGGCTCCGACTTCAATCTGCTCTGTTGAGCAGAAACTTATTTTGTTGAATTGATTATTGCTTGAGCTAGGCGCAAAGAAATCTTGCGACCTTCTTCTTCTGTGGCTTCAGGTAGTGGGTCGATATAACGAAGTTCTGACATCTTATGGCCAACAAGAGTTTCAGTTGCTCGCCATCCATCACGGAACTCTTCATAGACACGGATGAGAACGGCAGGGTCGCCTTCTTCGGCGGTGATGCTGAACTCTGTGCCAGGAATGCCAAGCACTCCTTCTTCCATTATATGTTCAATGCGACCACGGGCAGTTCCGCCTGATGAATCCCATTCAACGAAATCGCCAACGCTTTCGCGGGCTTCTTCTTCAACTTCTTCGCCATTGACCATCATTGCCATCATTTCAACGGCTCTCATTATGTATTCGTGACCTTCTTCAAGGTCTGAGAAAATTGTCTTTAAGACTGCAAGTGATTCGCCTGTTACTTCGCGGCCTTCTTTGTAAGCCTTAATTGCTTCCTTCAAATGCTCACGCGCTTCAACTGTGGTTGTTGGATAAGCAGGATAAGTGACAACTGAGATGTCGCCATCTGCTAAAGATACCTCGGTCAAGACTCGGCGGCTTCTGTCATCATTCCATTTTTGACGAATGACTCGGAAAGCGAAAGACATTTGGTCAACATCTCCACGCTTAACAAGTTCATAAATGTCACGACCTTCTTGAGTGTCGGCTAGGTCTGCTTCAAAGCGCAACCCGCGTTCATCTTCATAAAGTTTCAAAGTGTCGTTTTTTGTGCGAGCTACTGGCAAACCTTCGTGATTGATTAACATTCTCACATCGGGGGTTTCAGTTAAAGTCTTTCGGAAAGCACCTGGAGCAATGCTCTCTTTGAAAGGTAGTGGAACGCTTGCATCATTAAAGACTGCTGCGTATCCCGCGAGGCGCATTCCTGAGTCATCATTTCGCGCTTCTACATCGCGCACGCTATATGTGCGCCGTTCAATTTTCTTTGCCATTTTGCTCCTTGAATCGGCTTCTGCATTGAGGGCATCAATCTTGCGTTGCGCCCAATTTTGCGCTCTATCACTGAAGTTGGAATCTCCGCCCCAAATCAACCAAGCCACTAGACCTGCGCCTGGATATTGAGGATCGGATGAGTCTTTGTTCTTTGGCGCTTGGCCGTCAACTTTATGACGAGCAAACCAAGGTGCCATCTTGCGAACTTTGTTTTCTGTTATTCGACCTGCTGCCATTTCTCGCGCTTCGCGCTTTGCAGTGTCGGTCAGACCATCTCCCCCAAAACCTTCTCGAACTAACTTCAAACCGCGCTCTGCGTTTGCGCGAATGAATGCGGGAACTGTTAAATCTACTTGACGAACTTCTCCGCCTGGCTCAATGCCTTCTTCAATACTGACAGCAACCATTTGGTCAATGGCATCTTGCTTGTTGTCGTGGCAACCGATAGTCGTGTAAGAACCATCTGATTCTTCTTTGACAGTTGCCCAACCTTGGCAATCACTTTGCTTGTCGGATATTAGATATGGCATTGGATTCCTAAATCAGAAGCAGAACTTCTGCATCATCTTCCATTATCGAGAAGGAAATCTCAGACATTGCACTTGCACTGACTGCGCCTAAGCCGGCGACCGCGCCTGCATAAACTGTTGCGATTTTGATTTCTTGAGGTGGGATAACAGGTGGGAAATAAGGTTGGATAAATCCGTGACCTGACTCAACCTGCGCTCCGCCTGGCGTTTCAGGATTTGTGTTTGCATTTGCTGATAAGCCACCAAGCTCTGCTGCCATAGTAACGAGGTGCGTTACTAATGAACTTCCACTTGATGAGATTCCACCAAGGTCGGCACTTGCCGAAACAATGATGATTGGGCCAAGTAAGTCTGTGTCTAAGACACCTTCATCAAGAAGAAATTGAGCTGCCATACTAGGAAGCCAAAGTCAAAGATGCAGTCAGAGAGCCACTTGGAATGGTATAAGTATCACCTGCAACATAAGCATTGCCAGTGATAGTGCCACTAAATAAGAAATTGCCAGCAGTAACATTATCCCAAGCAGAAAAATGGGTAGCATCTTGAGAACCCGCAATGTTTGTCCAAGTGATGTCGGCATCAGATGCAATTGCACCTGCTGAGGCAGATGAGAAAGTTGCTTCTTTTCGAGTTGTTTCAGTTGCAGCATTGGCAGTTCCATTCGCCCCTGGCTCGCCCGTGTGGAGTTTGACATAGACATTGGCTGCTGAGTAAGAGGTGGCATTTGCCACGGCATCAAGGAATTTGTTTGCTAGATAAGAACTCAAGCCTGTTGCCATTATTCACTCCCCTCAATGAACTCTTCAATGACTTCGCTGATGCGACCTTCTTCATCGCGGATTACTTTCTTGCGAACCTTGCGCCGGTCAATTTGATTTGTGACCTCAACAGTTGGCGAGGCAACATTGACAGTTGGCGATTCAACGCGAATCTCAGGTGACTCAAGCATCACCATTGCAGGCTCGATGTTGACATTTGGAGCAGCAACATTGACAACAGGTTCAGGAACATTGATTGTTGTTCCTTGGTTGCGAGCATCTCTGACATCGTAGGCAGCAGCAGGGTCATTCGGGTCAATTTGAGAGATAGGTTGGAGCTGAGAACTTGGAACGCCTGTGTGTGCGATAGGAACCATCTCAACCGCCTTCAAGACTTCTTCAGGGTCAAAGCCAACTTGAACCAACTTGCTCACAATGTCGGCGCGTAGATTTAGGCCAACATCCTTGGCATCAGAGGCATCAATGTTCTGCAATGGAACGCGGAACTGATCGCCTGACTCGCCAATTGGTGCAAGGTCTTCGACAGAGCGAACATCGTTCAAAGATAAGAAACCTTCGCGTAGTCCTTTTGTGTAAGCATCATAGCGTTCAATTGTTGTGCCACGAAGCAAGGCATCAAGATTGAACTTGATAAATCCATCAGGCTCAGGCAACAAATTAGAGAAGCTCTGTTCTAGGCGCTCAAGTAAAGGGCGCAAACTGTGTTGAACGAATGAAAGATTCTGCGCTTCAACAGATGCAAACGACATTGCGCCAGCAACAGGATGACCAAGAAGTGAGATAGGGCAACGGAATAATCTTGCGATTTCCTCGACCCCGAATCTCCGCGAGTCTAGGAGCTGCGCATCTTGGGCGTTTAATGTCAAAGGTTTGAAAATTGCTCCGCCTGAAAGAATGCCAATCTTGCCTGCGCGATAAGGGCCTGTGTGAGTTATGTTCCAATCACGGCTGATGTCTTGTGCTTGCTCTTGCGTAAGTTCGCCAGCAACTTCAATGACACCGCCAGGGTTGGCAGCGTTGCCAAAGTAAGCAGCAGCATAAGTTTCTGCTGCCATTGCGCCACCTATTGCAAGGCGACAAGCTGCGACAGGGCCTAGACCATAATACGATCCTGGAAGTCTGAACATTGGGATATGCAGAATTTCTCTGCCTGTAAGAATCTCAGTTCTGACTTCGCCTTCTTCACGAACTGTTATCTCATAAACCAAAGGCTCATTCGGCCCTAGTCTGCGAATGCGAACCTCATTTGGGTTCAAGCAATAAAGCTCAAGGACTTCATCGTTCTCATCGCGCACTGTCAGGATGTATGCGTTGCCGTGGAGATTGAGTGAGGCCAAGACCTGCTCAAAGAACTCAATGCGTGAGGCTTCAGGGTTTGGTCTATTAACCCAAACAGGAGTTTCGCCATAAACGGCTGCGTAAGAAATGCGGTTGCGACCTCTGCGCACATAAGCGCCAAGAGGCAGTGATGAGATCGTGTCGCCAAGCAAACGAACACAAGCATAAACGGCTGACATTCTGATTGCAGAATCAGGTGTGACATCGACTCCTGACGGAGCCATAAAAGCAGGGCGACCAGGGATGATTGGTTCTACATATTGCGAATTTTGATTCTGTCGCTTCTCGCCTTGAACGCGAATGCGCTTTGATATTCCCATCAGTTAGCCTTCTCCGTTATCCAAACTAGAAATGACCCCAAGCAGACAAGAGCGAGAGGAACTGAGAACATTGCAAGACCTGTCGTGGCAATAGCTAACCCACCGACACCAACAAGCATTGACAAATCAAGTTTCTTCATATTGCCTCTCAGACTTGTATCGAAAAGAATTGGGCCACAGGTGGCTTCGGCGGTGGCGGTTGCGTTGCGCGGTCATAGCCAAAGATTGCTGCAACTGCGGCATCGACCTTGCGCCTTGCAGATGCCTTGGCCACCATCACACCTCGGCTTGATTGTTTTGTGACACAGTTTGCGATGTGTCTTGCAAGACCCTCATTGCCATCGTGAGTGAATGATTGGTTGATGACACCTTCGTAGAATTTAGCTGTGGCAGGAACCATTCGCTCTGCTGAGTTGGGGTAAGCCAAAACAGGCAATCCCTCTTCGTCAAGAACCATAAATGTTCGGTTCCATCTTGCGGGGTCGAAAACAATTTCTCGCACACTGATTCTGTTATTTCGTGCAGTAGAGATAATGGCTTGTTCGACTTCTGCGACAGGAACGAACCAACCTTGTTCTGCATTATCAGGCTTCTCCCATAATCCAATGACTGAACAATGTGGTCGCTCTCCACCTAGATACCAAGCGATTAAAGCAGTTGAGTCATTTGAGAAAGAACCATCAAAGGCAAGGACTACATCTTCGCCAGGAATATGTGGTCTGCCTTCATAGATAAGAGCTTCCCACGATCCTTGCGGAAGCCAAGCAGTTGTGGTGCTGACAAATGTGTTGCATCTCTTGGTGCGAAATTCTGCTTCAGGTGTTCGCAATACCGCCGACTCAAAATCTTGAATGTCAACAATATCGCCAAGACCAGGATTTGCCTCTGCCCACACTTCAGGTTTTCTGTGGTCGGCATCGGCGGCTGTCGGCTCCCACCAAGCAAAGAAAAATGATGGGTCAACCTTTTCGCCTTTAACTAATTGCTGCCCATATTGGTAGAGCGAGTAGCAGAGCGAGTCTTGACCTTGCGAGTCGCTTTTAACGCCCGCAGTTGTAATGCCGAAAAGTAAAGAATCCGCACGAGCGCCACCGGCAAGGGATAGCGTGTTCCATAAATCCCACGATGGTTGCGCGTGGACTTCGTCAAAGATAACAAGCGGTGAAGGGTTGAGTCCTTCTTTTGTGTAAGCCTCGGCAGAGAGGACACGATACACACTCGCCTTCTCTTTGAACTCTATTGCATCGCGGTAGAGAGTAAACATTGATGAAAGTTCTTCATCTAGTTCAATCATTCGCTTGGCAGTTCCAAAGACGATTCGTGCTTGATCTCTATCTGCTGCGCAAGAATAAATCTCAGAGCCATTGCCACCAAGAGTTAAACCTGCAAGACCCATTGAAGCTGCAAGGGCGCTCTTGCCATTCTTGCGAGCCATTCCAACAAGCGCGGTTCTATGACGAAATCGCCCATCTTCACGGCGAGCAAGAGCGTGGCTTAGAAGTTGCTTTTGCCAATCTCTCAAGAGCAGAAGTTTTCCGGCAGGAGAAGCGACGGAATCTTTCGTGACTCGACAGACGGCCTCTGCGAATTTGGCGTAGATAGCGCCATCGCCCAAGTCTTGTTCTGACTGTGGCACTGGCGTTAGCCAACGCGGTGGCCAACTACTTTGCGACATTTTGATTTTGCGAAATCAGCTCTTCGAGTTTAGTTCGAGCTTTCACTTCCGCAACCCCCATTTTGCTTCGGTCAACAGGAGTGAGTCCTAGTTGGCAAAGCAGTTTGAAAATCTCTGTTTCAATTGTTGAGAGCATTCCGAATAAAGGGTTGGCATAGGCGTAGCCCTTGTCGGTGTAAAGAACGAATTGGCTTTTCTTTAGTTGCTTGGCAATTTCTTTTTGCCTTGCCATTTTCTCAACCAACGAGGTGAGCAAGTGTTCATCGGTCACAGCAATCCAAGGTGCGAGCCTGCGCATCTCTGACCATTTTTGCTTTTGGACTTTGCTCAAATGCGTTGGCGGTTCGCCGGCTAATTGTTGAAGCACAATGACCTTGCCCTTATCAGGTAATTTTCTCCTGCCTGGATTACCCAAAACTCTTTTAAGTTCTGTTGGTTTTGCGTGGCTCATTTTTTTTATTTCTCCCCGAACTAAAAACAAAAACCCCGTAGGGTGCTACACTGCGACTAGAGGTGCAGTGG